CTATCTTTCAAAGTAATCCTCCTCATTAAATAATTTTTTGAGTTTATCCTTACCTTGTTTCAGTCGTGACTTTACTGTAGATAAATTTGCACCCGTAATCTTTGCAATATCCTTTGCCTTCATATCATGATAGTAATAGAGTATAATTGCATCTTTTTGAATATCAGGAAGCTCATCAATTTTACTCTTAATAAAAATTGCCTCTTCACTTCTTATGATATTTTCAATGGGAGCTGGTTTGTCATCACCTTTCTGTAAGTCATCAATATTTTCATAGGCTTGACGTGGCTTTCTGTAATAGTCATTGCAAGTATTAACTGCAATTGTAAATAAAAAATTAATAAACTTCCCACTAAAGCGATAATCATAAATGGATTTTACCAGTTTTAAAAAGATCTCTTGTGTTAAGTCGGAGGCGACCACTTGATTTCCTGTTCGTCTGACACAGTAACTATAAATATTTTGATAGTACTTTCTCACTAAAATATCAAATGCTTGTTTATCACCCTTTTGTATCTGTCGTATTAATTGAAAATCTTTAATAAAGATCGCCTCCTTTCGGTACAAAGTCCTACACTTATATTAACGAGTATTACTGATTAAAGGATTTAAAATTCCTAGAAAAACTTTAAAATATAAAGAAAAAATGAGAAACCGCCAACCAAGAGAGTATATTTCCTGATTGACGATCGGACATCAATATTATGTTTCTATGTCTATTTCAACACCTGACTTAAATTCCACCTCAATCCTGTCATCGTGTATCGTAACTTTTTCTATTAGCCGCCTTACTAATTGCTCATCATATTCCTCTAACTCGCAGGATTGCTCATTCAAGAAATCACTCATTTCAGCGATTCGTTGCCTTTTCCCTTCTCGATCTGCATTCTCTACAAGTGCATTTTGCTTTAACTCCCGAAGTCTATATATTTCATCAGCCACATCTTCATAGTCATTTTTTGATTTTGCTTGTATAAGGAGCTGTTGTTGTAACTCTTCCAGTTTTCTATCAATATCATCGGTGGTATTATCATTTTCTTCATTGAGGACGGTAGCTATGTTTTTCTGTAACACTGATAGGAAGGGTTCTTTGTTAGCTAAAAGTTCATTAATAGCCTTAACCACTGCTGCCTGTAATGTTTCCTCGTTTATGGTAGGAGCCGTACATTCAGAGCCTTTTTCCTCTAAACGACTGACACACCTCCAAACAATAGACTTGTAACCTCGATTATTCCAGTGTACTCGTCGGTAAATATCGCCACATTGTCCACAGTAAACAATACTTGATAAAGCATACTTACTACTATAGACTCTCTTTTTACCGCCTTTACCTCCTCGGAGATTCGCTCTTCGAACCATCTCTTCTTGAACCTGCATAAAAAGCTCGCGTGGAATAATAGGCTCATGGCTGTTTTCTACATAATACTGTGGAACGATACCGTTATTCTTTACTCGCTTTTTAGAAAGGAAATCAACTGTGTATGTCTTTTGTAGAAGGGCATCACCGATATACTTTTCATTCTGCAGTATCTTTTTCAGTGTTTCCGGTCTCCATTTAGCTTTGCCTGCTGCTGTAAGAATACCGTCCGCTTCTAGCCCTCTGGCTATCTGTAAAAGGCTAGCACCCTCAAGATACTCCCTGTAAATCCGTTTAACAATCTCAGCACCCTCTGGATCAATCACCAGTTGCTTGTTTTCATCCTTAGTGTATCCAAGGAAACGCTTATGGTTGACCTGAACCTCACCTTGCTGATAACGATATTGTATACCTAACTTAACGTTCTGGCTTAAGGACTGGCTTTCCTGCTGGGCAAGTGATGCCATAATGGTAAGTAGCACCTCACCCTTAGAATCCATGGTGTTGATGTTCTCTTTCTCGAAGAATACAGCGATGTTTTTATCCTTTAACTGACGGATGTATTTAAGGCAATCCAACGTGTTTCTGGCAAATCGGCTGATTGATTTTGTGATGATCATGTCAATATTGCCTGCCATACACTCCTCAATCATGCGGTTAAATTCATCACGCTTTTTCGTATTGGTACCAGTGATACCGTCATCCGCAAAAATACCTGCCAATTCCCATTCCTTGTTCCTCTTGATATAGTTTGTATAATGCTCAATCTGAATTTCGTAACTTGAGGACTGTTCCTCACTATCCGTTGAAACTCGGCAATAAGCTGCCACTCGTATTTTGGGTTTACTCTCCCTATTTTTATTATTTCCGATTCGTTTAATTGCTGGAATTACTGTTACATTCCTGCTAACTGCCACTGGTTACACCTCACTTTCTATCAAACTGTAAGCATATTCTGCCTGCTTATATGGATCGTCATATTTTTGTACCAGAGGTTTTGCTTTGAACTTTACAGGATAATCCGTTTTCGGTACATCTTTAGGCTCCCATATCCTTCCGAGTTTTTCTGCTCGCTTTTGTTTTTCTAACCTTGCTTTTTCAAATATCTCCTCATCAATAATTGAAGGGTAGAATTCGTCTCCAAGGTATTGCTTGTTCTGTAGCATCCTACTTACTGTGGCATGGTAGCAATCTATCCCAGCTTTTATTGCAGCATTCTTCAAAGATAATCCTGACAAGTAACCTGAAAATAACTCTTTTACTTGTTCTGCTGCTTTATCATCTACAACAGCCTTTCCATCTTCAATTCTATATCCAAAGGGTGTGTGACCCATCTAATTCACCAACCTTTCTTTCAGTGTGATTCCACATTTTAATACAAACCCAACTACCTCCCGTGAAAAGACAATAATCTTCTCTACATAATTTTCAAACAGCTCATCCTCATAGGCTGTGAGCATTTTGGACTTAGTCGTAAACTTAAGAAGTCGGTCAACTTCCTCTACTTTTGTAAAATTTCCGTTGACAGAATGGGTAAGTTGTTCCTTTTCCGCAAAAAGACTTTCTCTTTCTGCTTCCAATGAATTCTTTTCTTTATTAAACAGAGCAGGTTCCAGATATCCTTTGGCCATTAAGCCCGTCAGCATCTGACTTTGCTCCATGTTGTTTTCTATCTTGGTTTCCAACTCTTCGATTCTACGAAAACTCTCTGCATTATTCTGGCTGCGTAACCCATTCAAAAGTGGCCTTAATATGAACTTGTGACCAAAAATGAGTTTATTCATCATCGTAACAAATGCAGTCTTTATATCTTCATCTCGTATGAACTGCATGGAACATTCCGTTATCTGGCTAATATGCTTACTACAGCACCAAGCAATGTACTCTCTTCTTCCAGATGAATGAATCCGTCTTTTAAAGGTACTGCCACATTCCGAGCAAATAATCTTACCGGAAAAAGAATATCGGTTTAGATATTTACTGTTGCGCTTTTCGATTCCTTTTTCCTTTGCCCTCTGATTGAGAGTAGCTTCCACAGCTTCAAAATCTTCATGGCTGATAATTGCCTCATGATGATTTTCTACTAGGTACATATTTTTCTCACCGTAATTGGTGTGCCTGTTAAAACGGCTGTCAGTATAGGTCTTTTGCAAAATAACATCGCCAGTATATTTTTCATTGGTCAACATTCCACGAATGGTAGTAGCTGTCCAACGACCACCTCTTTTTGAAGGTATACCCTTTCGATTAAGATCATCTGCAATTTTCTGTGTACCTTTGCCGGATAATACTTCTGCAAAAATATACTTCACAATTTCAGCCTGCTTAGGATTTACTATCATGCGACCGTCAATGTTTTGATAGCCATAGGGTGGGTAGGAAATTTTAAATGTTCCGTTTTGAAATCGTCTTTGAATTGCCCATTTAGTATTTTCTGAAATAGAAATTGACTCACTCTCTGCAAGGCCACTTAAAATGGAGAGCATCAATTCACTTTCCATTGACCCTGTATTAATGTTTTCCTTCTCAAAATAAATATGAACCCCAAGGTCCATCAGTTTACGAACCATCTCTAAACAGTCTGTAGTATTTCTAGCAAACCTACTGATGGACTTTGTAATAATTAAGTCAATGCTTCTGGTTTCACAGTCTGATAACATTCTAAGTAAGCCAGAGCGATTCTCCTTTTTCGTACCACTGATACCCTCGTCATAGTATAAGCCTGCATATTCCCATTCTGGATTTGCCTTAATGTAGGTCTCATAATGAGCCTTTTGTGCTTGCAGGCTGACTAGTTGTTCATCACTATCTGTAGAAACTCGACAGTAGGCAACTACTCGTGTTTTTGGCTTAAAAATATAATCTTGATTTCCTTCTATTTTCGTTATCTTTTTCATCGCCTCACCTCCTTCTTGGTAGGTCACATATTACCTCTGAAACCCTTATATATCAACGACTTCAGGGCATTATCTCTGCTAAAAAAGGAGAGAAAGTTTGGCGGTTGAGTGCGTCTATCTTGTTGAATTCTGCTTCCGTTATTAAACCTTTTTGGAGCATCTTTCTAAGTAATTTCTCTGCCTGAATATAATCAAACTCACGCTGTAGCTGCTCCTGTGACATTTTCTTTAACTCGATGCTTTTGTTTATAAGCTCATCCGAGATCTTCATGACTTTTTTATCCTCATTCTGATTCACTTAGAATCACCTCCTACCTAATAGCCGCGGGAACAGGTCGAAGTTGAGGATTTGTAAAAATTAAATAAAATCAGAGCATAAAAAAAGAGCCTGCAAGGGAATAACCCCCCCACAGGCTATATACATCTAATAGTTAATATTTTTAGGGAATCTCTGTAAAGCTAAAGCATAATTGCTTATTACTCGCTCCCTTTGATTAATCATACTTAATAAATGCATCCGTAAATCCTGCCTTTTTAGCTTTGGCAAGCTGTGCCTCAGCATTTGCTTTGAAAGTGTATGCACCTATTTGTACACGATAGTATTTCTTTTTCGCTGGTTCTGCTGATTTTTCTTCTTCGCTTAGAAGTTTCTTAACATCTGCTCTAAAGGTATCCATGGTCTTGCCATGCTTAGGAAACCAGTGCATAACATCCGCATGGTTACTGGCTATACCTTGCTTATAGCCTTCACTATGACAGAGGATATCCTTCTCACTTAGTCCATAGAGTTTGCAAAGATGTACACAAAGCTCTACTGCTTCCTTATAAACAGCAGAAAAATACGAGGCATCGGTTAGACCGTCCTCGCAAATCTCAAATCCTATATGGGTATTATTCGCATCCCCTCCAGCATGCCAACCACGATGATTCCAAGGCAATGTTTGGTATGTGGCAATGGAGCCATCTGCTAATTTACCAATAAAAGCATGGACGCAAACTTGACGACCTCCAGGTTTATCCTGATTCCAATGATTGTTGTATTGGTTCTTTCCGAGCAAACCATCATCTGGACCAACATATCTCTTCAACCATGGGTTGTTAGCCCCTGTTGAATGAACCATTATACCCTTCGGTTTTATTGTTTTGCCTGCTTTGTAGCAGGCGTTGTTCGTAAGTATTAGTTTGTATAATTTCATTATAATCACCTCAACATTTAATCATTTGGCTCAGGTGTAAGATGGACAGGATACAGGTGATAGGTAAACTTTAAATCACAATAAGCATTTGATGATGTTCCATCACTTCCCATACAGATATACAGTCCGTAACCGGCTGGAACTCTGGCCTGCCGCATTTGAATATGAATGTGTAAGGATTCTGCTGAAGTATTCGATCCGACAGGTGTACTCCGTTGAATTCTAGTGAACGTCTCCTCATCATTGGAAATATACAAGTCCAGTTCCTTTTCACTAGTATCCGATTGACGACAAAGAGTTATCAAATGGCAATCATAAGCCGTCGTATACAATTCTCCGCCCTGACCGCCAATAACCACACTATTAATAGGTAATATCGTGTGCAAAGGACCACGGACACTGTTTGCACCGCCTGAACCCGTGACATTACCCGACAAAATATATCTTGAATAGGCCGAACGGGTGAAGTCACTAATAATAGCCGTTGCTGTGGATGAGAGCGGTATTGCGGAAGTCACATTTTCTGCTCTTTCAAGTAGAAAAAGGCTCTCACCTGCCTCAACGGTAGTACTACCTATGGAAAACCTTTGACTTGTCCAGTAAGCTGTACATATTGGGTTTGGATCAGTCCCAGTTCCATAGGCAATATTCATTTCGTCATCAATGCCCCTTATAGCTCTAGCAAGTGTCTTAACTGTATTACGAAGGGTGTCTTGAATTAGAACCTGCACATTATTTGTAGCTGGACTGCCCAAAGCTGTAACGAAAGTATATGTTATCGTGCCAATTACTACATTGTTTCCATTTGCTATATTGCTAAATGTGATGGCTGCCCTCCGGCTAATCATATCCGGTGCACTAGCTGTTTCTATTGGATGCAAATGGTTGAGTAGAATACCTGTCCGCCTATATAGATTTTCGCGGGTATCCTCAACCAAATTGTGTGTTGTATTTAGCAAATCATAGTTGTTGTTTAATAGATTGTAAGTGAGGTTGAGCAGATTATTTATTTCATCAATATCCAGTTCAGCTAAAGCTGAAAGCACTTTATTTAACCATTCCTGTGCAGGAGGTTCTGGTGGTTCAACAATTCCATCCACAAGAGCATCCTCGACTATGGTTAGTATTCTTGCACTCTTTCCAACCACATCACCATAAGTAACCCTTATTTCAAGCCGACCAACACCAACAAATGATGTGTCCGTTGCATTGGGCTGCCATGTAAGGACACCATCAGCGTAGTTCGTGACTACCGGATATGCAACCCCATCAGGCCTTTTGTAAATCGCATTTAAGGAGGCACTTGGGTAGTTATTTTCCAGTAGGCTTGATACATCAAACTCAATATTTCGGTAATTGTGTTCACCGCGTCGACCAATGAATACCGTTACCGCTTTTGTTAAGTCAATCATATTTCATCACCTGGCTTAGGAGGTTCCTCATCACGACCATGTAGTTGCTTAAGAACCGCCTTTAGTTTTTCTGGGATGGGTAGCCCAATATGACCTGCATTCTCCAAAATGGATACACCCTCGTTACTTAGATAGAAAAAGATTACCGCCGTTCGCAAAGCGCTGCCATTGTATCCTGCACTCCCCAAAATTTGTGTATCAAGAATATGAGCGATACCTACCATTACAAAGATGAGCACCTTTTTGAAAATTCCCTTGGCACCAATTTCGCTGGACAGCTTTTTATCTGTAATCGCACAAAGGACACCTGTCAGATAATCAATAGCTACAAAAGTGACCAGTGTATATAGAAATCCGTCAAACCCGCCGAGAAACCATCCAAGAAAAGCACCAACAGCCGCAAAAGCTAACTGTATCCAATTCCAAATCTCTTTCACTGTAAACACCTCCATTACATTAATTTGTGTATTTAAAAAAGCACCCCTGTAAAATACAAGAGTGCTGTTGCCGTATCACACACCTTACAGCATCAGTATAAGATCGTGGATTTGTTGCATCACATCCGCCTTTGGACGCCCTGTTCCAATAGGGAGCCATGTCACAGGTGGTATATCAAATGCTGTAGAAGAGTCAAAACCATTAACCACTGTAATGATATTATCAATAGCTTTTCGGATTTCAGTAATGTGAGATGGCCATTTTTTAACTGTTGTTCTTCCCGCAATAATTTCTTCATTCCAAATTATTGGGGATAAGTTGTAATAACTTAGCACTATATTTAAAGCGGTTCGAAGCGTCTGAATATGTGCTGCCTTTACAACAGTCTCATTTGCAGTAATCGTTTCAAAAGGTGGCTGTAATATAGTAAATGTCCGGACAACTTCTGCGCTTGCCGACTCAATATCACTATCAAGACAGCGGAAGGTTACAGTATGGTTTCCTACTGCAAGCGGTTCCGCTTGGTACACTGTACTAACACCATTTCCCAGATAGCCACTCGTAGAAAATCTCTCAGGATTATCCACACTATTAACCCACTCACCTGAATCAATCTTTACTTCCACAATCTGTGTCTGACCGTCTGGTTCAGTACCTGTAGTAATCATAAAGCGTGGTGTGGTGTTATAAGTAGACTTTCCGGTCATAGGACTGACGATGATCGGAGCAGCAGGCGGACTGTTTTTCTTTACCGTGTTACTAACCACATGGCTTGAAACTGCATCAAGTGTATCTGTTACGCTTATTCGATAGCGGGTATATATTCCAGGTACCGGGGAAGCATTTACCTGATGGGTACCTGAAGTAGCACTTGAAATAATAGTAGTCAATGCTTCGTATACCGACCAATTTATACCGTCTGCTGATGTAGCTTGTTGAATAACATATTGCTTGATAGCACTGGTTCCCGGTATTGTTCCGCTCCACATAAGAGTTACTGTATTCGTCTCATATATTGAAGGAGTTGCAGTAAAAGAAGTAGGCGGAATGGGCAGTGTATTTCTGCGGACAGTGTTACTAGATATAGTCCAGTCAGAATAAAAACTCTCTCCAGCCGTGCCACGTGTCCTAACTCTAAACCTACGGTAATAACCGCGAGTTGTCGGTGGGACAACAACTACGCTGCCAATTGTTGTTGAGGTAACCACTATTGTTAATGCTGTCCATGCTCCCCATGTGCTGTTATCTGCCGAGTCACTATATTGAATTTCATAGGATGTGATGGTGTTGCCTGCTCCACTGGATGCACCACTCCATGAAAGAGTAACATTTCCTTCAGCTAAAGTTGAACTTACCGAGCAAGCAGTCGGTGCTCCACAAGCCGTGATATCACAGTAGATGCTATTACTGATTTTTTCCGAGGAGTAGACATCGAGATTATCTATCGTCCATACACCAAATTGAGTATATGTTCCTGGAACTCGTGACACGTTAGGGTTATAACTACCTCCACTGGCCGATAGGGCTAAAATGGTTAGAACATTCCATGAACTCCATGTGCTGTTATCCGTAGATGTTCTACTGGCAATCTGGTATCCCTTGATTGCACTCGTACTTCCAGAAGCACCGCTCCAAGTAAGCGTGATTGTTTCATCACTATAATTGATTGGAGTAGCAGTTACTGTAGTTGGTGGACTAGGAACTGTGTTTCTGCGAACAGAGTTCGATGATACTCTCCAGCCTGAATAATAACTTGCTCCTGCTGTACCTCGAGTTCGCACCCGAAACCTACGATAATTACCCCGTGTTGATGGTGGTGCAACTGACAAGCTGCCACTAGTGGCCGTGGTGGTTACTGTAGTTAGTGCTGTCCACGATCCCCAATTCAAGTTGTCAGCAGAATCACTATACTGTATCTCGTAGGAGGAGATGGCATTATTTGTACCACCGGAAGCACCACTCCATGATAATGTAACATTGTCCTCCGAGAGAGTTGCACTCAATGAACAGGATGTCGGAGCACTACAAGCTGTGGTTCTTATTGCCCAGTTAATGGTTAACACTATCTGGCTTAAATCATCTCTGGCTCGAAATCCCATATAGTTTAGTGTGCTGGAGCCAGCATCCATGAATAAACAATTACTAGCTCCACTACCGATGGAATCAATGAGTGCGGTGGAAATTGCGATATCCTTTGTACCCTGTCCGGCAGAAACAGTATAGCTATATCCAGAAGTAACTTTCGTAGGTCTACTCCCGGATATGCTGGTACCCGAACTAGGAGATGGCAAACCATATGCATTTCCAGCATATAGCGTTATCGTTCTAGCTGAACCCCAATCACCTGCAGCTATCCTAACAAGACGAATACTGGCAGAGGTAGGATAATAGTTTGCATAGGTATTTCGAATACTTGTAAGGTCAAATAACATGGCACCAACATTTTCATAATTATTGGCTGGGGCATAAACCCCTTGTCGAACGTAATCGGTTACACCAGCAATCCAACTGCCATTACGCCATGTACAAGCATTTATCGCTTGATAGGTTGCCATAGAAATTCACCTCACTCGTAAACCGCCGATACCAATGAGTTCACTAACCCACAAAGGCTGGTGTTTAATCTGGTATCAGTAATGTTATTTGCTGCTATTGATGTAGCCGCAGCAGGTATAAGAACGTCTGCAATACCGAGTTCATATACATCGCTGGTTCTTGTTAAGTCTGGGGCCACTGGTGTAGCAGCTGGAGTCCCTGTAACAACTGCAAGCTGAATATTCCTGCTGATTTGGCTTAAGCGAACAACAATCCGGTCAATGCGTGGATTGCTACCGTGCGCTGTAGTGAGAGGCATATTTAACGCATCTGTATTCTCATATCTATATCCATTAATCCACGCACTTCCAGCCGCCACGCTTACTGCCAATCCCATCCCTGGTGATACCTGCAGATTTGTAGCTGTTTTATAAAATATCCCGTTTGAAACAAGACTTCCAAAGTATGCTGCAAAATCCGTGGCATCATAGACTCTATCTCCATCGGATGAATTGAAAAATCCGCTTTTCTCCATACAAAAATTCCTCCTTCCTAGATGGTTTTCGTATACTCGATAACCACGTAGCCCGTATAATCTGTCCGGTCAATACCAGGTTCAACAACGACATTTGTTTTATCCACATAAAGACCGATTTGTGAAGCGAAGTTGTTATACCGTGCAAGCGGTAGTGGCAAGAAGTTGGTGCCATTTGTTGCAAAGCCAGATAAACTAACAACTGTACTTAGGTTTGCTATGCCATGGGCTACACTCCCAGGAGTAGCGTTGGGAAGGGAGCCGAGGTTTACTACTTTTCGATATATTGCCTTACCATCTATCCATAGACGCCCTGTGTTTTGTTCTGTCATAGAGTAATCAGTAAACGCAGAGGAGATTTTAGTTGCAGTAATCGTTCGTTCTGCAATCTTGGCACCAGTGACCGCTCCATTTGCAATCCGTGATGTAGTTATTGGATCGTTATTAATATTCAACCAGTTCGCTTCACCAGACGGATTGTTAAATACAAAAACAGATATCACATAAAACGTCATTGTGTTGCGAGATATAAAAAATCCCATTGCCCGCTGATATCCGTTTCCCGTGTTATCCCCGCTATGCTTAACCAAAAAGACATGCCCGTCATCGCTTGGCTGATCACTGAATTTGTTGCCGCTCCACGAGGTGAAATAAAAAGCATCTCCAGGGCTCATATGATGCAGGGCATACTGGCCGATCGATATAGTTCCTTCTCCAACAATTACCTCAAGTGAGGGCAGTTTCCCAAACAGATTGTTAATACTATCGGTAACAGTATCTCCTTGGATATTGGGGTCAAGGTCATGAATATCTCCAAGTGTTTCTGACACATTGCCTAATGCTTCTGCAATATCAGAGATGCCAGTTGGGGCAGATAATGCCGTTTTAACCTCACTCATATCAGAGCGAATTTTTTGAGCTATTGTTAGCTCGCTCTTTCCGAATACTACGCTGATGCTTTGACCGTCCGCGTCATAAGTCTCCTCCACTTCAGCGATGCGTGTTGTCATAGATACACCCCATGCTTTGGAAATTACCTTAACAACCTGGCCAAGGTCAAAGTCTACCTTATAAGTTAGGTTGCCATGTGGGTTAACTGATGTATCAAAGGAATAACGTATTACTTGCTCATTTAGCTTGCTCTGCCCACGAAAAATCAGCGTATTGATATAATCCACTCCAAAATCTTCTGCCCGTAGGTCTTTAGCATCCACAAAAATCTCATGTCGTGTTTCTCCCGATCCACTTGTAATTGCTACAAATGTCCGCTCTGCACCTTCGCCCTCCCCACCAACAAGAGCGGTGTTAGCAAAATCTGCTGCACTTACTGTATAAACCTGCTCAGTTAAGTTCTCGTACTCCTTAGAGAACACTGCCTGTGATTCAGTCCCCTTATACAGCATTATTGTAAAAACCCCTGTTTCAGGAGTAAAAATAGTCTTGATACCAACCTCCGAAACTTCACATAGTTCCGTCACTGCGCCCATCAAGTTGCGGTACGAAATTTGGGTGCTGATGGGTATACCCAGGTTTGGAGATGAAAAGGATATACCGCTAATCTTTCTTGCTACATCAGAAGGATTGATAAGATTATTTTCTATAAGTTGCTCTACACAATCAGAAATATCACCGGACAATTTCTCCGTTTGCCATACAATGCGTCTAGCAAGAAAAGACGTGGCAAAGCGACCACTTACTGTAATAAATTCCTGATCCGTCTGAGACAAGGAAAGATGCTCAATAATCCCAGCTTCTTCATCATCGTTCTTCCAAATGATATTTCCTTCTTTTAGAAGTTCGGCATTCTCTTGTGTGGCGATGGCTTTTAGTTCAAATGAACCACACTGAGAATAACGCCGTGTCCATCGAAGATATTCGAAAGATTCCACGATGCCCACAAGCTCCCGGTTTGTATTAAAGATATATAGTTCCATACTCACACCCCCAGAAATTGTGGACGAAAGTAAATACTGACCTCCAACAGTTCCATATTAACTGAAGCGTCATAGCGCAGTGTGTTAGTACCTGCAGCAAGCTGGAAAAACGTTGAATTGGTGTCCAATAGTGAAAAAGCATTTGTAACCGTTGAGCCTACAACCTGGACCACACGCTTACCAGCGAAATGGGTATACACACGAAGTTCATCACCAGCACTCATTGTAGTGAGAAGCCGGATATATTCTCCCGTGTCTATGTTTAGTAGTTCAGGGTTGGTAACCGTACCCAGTGCTCGAAATACGATTTCGCATCCACAAGATACATCACCAATGTTTTCTACTGTGATGATTTGACTCGGTTGGCGCATTCCAAACTCCATACCACTTACTGGTATCTCCAGTTCAAACTCAAATAGAGGTATCCATGATGCCAGTTCCTCTCTCACCTCATCCAATGTTTCGAAGAAAGGGGATGGACATAGTAAACTTACAAAGAAGTTTGGTATGCGTTGTCTAGTAGAAACAGTAAATCCTGCTTCCTCTACCACACAAGCAATTTGCCGTCCACGATACAAAAGAGTTCCCCGCATTTTTGGAGTAAATATCCTAAGAAATCTTTGTCTCCGTACATAAGCCTCATCAAGAGAATCCGCTACGACCGTACCTTCTAGCGTGATATTACGCATATCCAGTGTGGAGGAAATATAAAAAGCACCGTCTTGATCCGGTGCCTTAAATGTATTAACGGTCTGGCGTATGTTGCCTGTGCCGTCTATCTTGGTAAGAAAATACGGGCGGCTTTGTTTTAGGGTGATACTCTCACCGCTTGAGTTAATATAAATAAGTTCCACTGCCAGACCTCCTTTAATATTCTAGTGCCAGTTTGCGAGACAGATTTTTGAATTCTCTGGCTAATTCTTTTTCAGATAGAGGCTTTGGTGACACAACAGAGATATTTTGAGTGATATTTGTACCATTGGCATTCCCTTGCCCAGATAAACCTCTGTAATTAAAATCAAAACTAGTTGGTACAGCATTTTGCATATCCCTTGAAACTGCTGTCATTGCATCCTCAAAACCTACACCGATCCCTTCACCCATATTGTGACCAATCCCAGCAAATAGCTTTGAAGGTGAACTGATGCCGAAGAAATTCTTAATCTTTGATACAACATTGCCGAAAAATCCAGATATTTTACTCCATAGCCATGCACCTGCATCTGAAATACCTTGCCACAGACCTTTGATTAAGTTTCCACCTACTTTAGCCATCTGGCTTATATAACTGGTAAAAGCATTGACCAATCCTGAGATAATCTGAGGTACAGCCTTGACGATCTCTACGATTATCCTTGGAAGATTCGCAATTAATGCCACAAACAGCTGAACACCGGCCAAGATGATCTTGTCGACGTTACCTACAATAGCGTTTACCAAAGATGTTATTATTTTCGGAATAGCCCCAACCACAGTAGTGATAATTTGTGGGAGTGCCTGTATGAGTGATATTAATAGACGTATGCCCGCATCTATAATCAATGGAATTGACCCAATAACTGCACTGATAATACTGTCGATAATCTGCGGGATTGCTTCCACGATTGCTGTGATGATAGTAGGCAGTGCTGTAACCAGTGAAGTCAATAATTGAATACCTGCATCAATAATCTGTGGAATGGACTCCACTATAAAATCCACTATTGCTTTTATGATGACAGGTAAGGCAGATGTTAGTTGAGGTATTGCATCTACCAATCCCTGTGCTAATCCTATTATCAACTGCAAAGCGGCATCCAAAATAAGTGGTAGGTTATCCATTAATCCTTGAACAATCTGCGTGACTGCCGAAACTGCTGCGGGTATCAGTTGTGGTAGAGCCATGCCAATACCCTCCACAAGTGCGGTTACCAGTTCTATTGCTGCATTTATGAGCAGTGGAAGATTATCAATCAACGCACCGACAATCGTCATTACTGCATCTACTGCCGCTGGAATCAGTTCAGGCAATAAGTTCAAGAGTGTCTCCAACACCTGCGTGAACAGGCTCGTTACAGTTTCCAACAACATCGGAAGCAAGTCACCTATTGCTGTTAATATCGCATCGAACGCAGGCGGTAGTGCGGTTACGATGTTTTCTAAAACAGGCACGATATTTTTAACGACTGCACGGAATGCATCCACAAGATTTTCCGTCAAATTTGTCATGTCTGCATTAGCGTTACCGAGTCCTGCTGTAAAAGAGCCAAGTGCAGCTTGTAATAACCCAATAGAACCAGAAATGGTCTCAGTTGACTCTCTCGCAAAGTTTCCGGCATACTGCTGTGTGTTTTCAAAAAACATCTGCATTGCGACTTCCGCTTTTTCCGCTTGTGTAGCGGTATTCCAAGTGAAATCTAGTCCCTTAGCAAGAGCATAAGCTTCGATGTTTGTAGCATTCATGGCAACACCTAAGTTATCCATCATGGTAAAGTTGCCTTTTGCCGCTCCCGTAACCGCTTCCATGGCAGAAGACATATCTATACCCATAACGGATGCCATATCTGCTGCACGTTGCATCGCTTTTTCTGTCAATTCAAGACTTTTTCGCTGTTCAATGCCAGAGCCTTGAAACAATGCACCCATTTTATTAGCTGTTGCCAAATACTCACTTTGGGAAATTCCGAGATTTCTATAGGCTTCTTCACCGGTCTTTTGAATTGAAGCAGCATATGCTCCAAAAACCGCCTCCGATCCACCTAGGTTTTGTTCCAATTCCCCAAACTGGGTAACTACCTCTTTACCCAATTTTATAGCAGCAGCTCCAGCAGCAACTGCAACTGTGCCCATAGCCACACCGATGCCCTTGAGTATACCACCAAGCTTTTCAAATTTACCTCCAGAATCTTCCGCACTTTTGCCTGAGTTGTCTAACTCTTCACCGAGATTATCTGCTTCAACCACAGACTGCTGAAGTTCACGCTCCATATTATTGAGTTCTGCCTGAGCTCTGTTCAGCTGAATCTGCCAGTTTTGAGTGCGGCGGTCATTTTCACCGAAAGAGGAGGTGGCATTATCAAGAGCGGCCTTAAGGGTTGAAATCTTTTCTTTCTGTGCGTCGATTTCTTTATTCAAAACCGCATTACGAGCAGTGACCGACTGGATAGATTTATCGTTTTTATCAAACTGACTGGTCACAAGTGCCATTTCACTGCCCAGCACCTTAAAGGACTGATTGATATCTCGTAGGGCGTTCTTAAACTCACGCTCGCCCTCGACGCCTATTTTCAATCCAAAATTGTCCGCCATACCTTCACCTCCTCCTATATGCCTGGTGGGATAATATCGTCAATCGTTCGAGTTTTCTTCGGCTTTTCGATCCCATGCCATTGCTTGTGGCAAGCCCATAAATCAAAAAACAGTCCAATTGGCATAAGCCAGAATTCCTCTGCGTCCATGCCCATCTGAACTGTTCCATAATAATAAAGTCGGGTAAAGACTTCAGCGTCCGTTACCCGACTTCCATGTTTTTTGGAGTTTCTTCCTCACTTTCCACGTTGCGCTTTGCACCTTTGAACATTGCTTCGGTGATTGCACTTTTATATTCCGCCAAATCAAGCGGTGAGGTAAGAAGCTCCACTTCTTCCTCTGTCAACAATTCTTCTGGTGCGTTCTTATTCTTAAGATTACGAATTAAAATGGACTGGTTTGCAAGCAATGTGATTAGCCAAACTATCTCGTCCAGTGCCATCTCAAAGTTTTCTGATTTCATCAGTTTTTCTCCAAGATTTTCAAGACCACCGTAACGACCAGCAATTGCCTTTGTTGCACGTGTAGTTAAAACCAGTTCATACTCTTTGTCACCTATTTTGATTGTGGCACTTCTCTCATTATCCATCATTTCTCCTCCTATGGTTCAGGTGTATATACGGGTTCATAAACTTCAGTGAACCAGCCTGTTATGGTGGACGATGAAACACCGGGGTCACCTTCTGTGACTTCTGCTTTCCATGGGTGCTTGCCCAACCCATCCAGCTTGTTCCTACGCATAACTGTTCCTTCAATAGTAGGTGTAGAAAAGGTAATGGAATCCGCCTTTGTCTGTAAGTTGGTCGCTGGTAGTCCAAACTTAACACGATACAACCAAAAATATCGGTATGTTCCATTGGCCTTTTGCGCACGAAACCCCACTGCAACAGGTGTACCTACACTCTCACTTGCAGAAATTAATACCCCATTGTCGTCGGTGGACGCACCAGTTAGATCTGCTGCTACTGTCGGGCCAATGTCATCTACACCGAGAGTGAGTGTACCGCTGTTAAAGTCCTTCACAACCTCGGCAGCACCATCATCGGCATACAGAATTGCTTCCACCAATTCTACCGAAAGTTCGGCAGTAATGGCTTTTGCGAGTACCGAAGGCACACCATAGGTTTCCTCGCCATTTGAGTCCTCGGTTATTTTTGCATAGTACAGTTTATCCAAACCGATAGTTGCCATATGTTATTCCTCCATTCCATAGTTTTTCGCCACGTCGATGGCGTAATGATGATATCCAGTATCATCCTCGTGACCAATATACCTACGCTCAGTCACTGTAAAATCATCGTTTAACAAAGCCGTTGTAATCTGCCTCTTTCTCTCTAAGTAATTGCTCTTGGAAAATAGTGATATCCGTGCTTCCTGCACATCAAAGCCAGGGCGGTTATCCGCATGAACTTCAAAAACATCCGAAAGTGGGAGTATCACCACGTACTCATCCGGTGCCAAACCTGAAAAAACCCCGGTTTCTACGGGGATAGGTATTGCTGTCAGAAGTGTATTTAGCTCCTCTAAGATATTCATATTTTATCAATCTCCTCCTCTAGCTTTGCGATCATCGCATTGATACAAGGTTTCCTAGATGCAGTTCTCGCAGGCTTTAGGAAGGGTTTTGCAGGCTGACCATGTTTACCATATTCAATGATTGTGGCAATTTTAGCATTGCTCTCACCATCAGAACGCGGCTCGGCAAAGCCAACTTTGACATTGAAGTTTCCGTTTCTATCTTGCTTTGCACTTGAAAGTCCTAGTGAAGATAGTAGCTCCCCAGTGCTTTTGGATGGATATTTTGTATTCTTACCAATCACTTTACTTAGATTTCCCTTAACTTTATCCAATACCACTTCACCGCCAACTTCCAGAACCTTAGGAAGAATTACATCGGTCTGGTCAGCTAATCGTGATACCTTTAAAAGGAATTCTTCTGGCATCTTTATATTCACTTTTGCCATATCCATCACCTCACAGTTGGTTCTATCTTTTCTGCTAAAACCTCGACATACATACCTCGGTTTCTTACATCATCAACGCTTAAAATCTGATATCTGCCATCATCACAAACGATGACCATTTCACTGGTCACCCTAAGGCCAGAAATTTTTCTAAACCTAAATAGGGAAGTTGCAGAAGAAAATGATGCCCTATTTGCCCACCGCTCACTGCCATGCCGATCTTCCTTGTAGGCACGTACACTAGCAAGTATGTTATCGCCTATAGCAGCGAAACCATCCTTGTCTTTAATAGGCTCTGTACTGATGATATCAATAAAGGTGTTCATCTTTCCAAAACTCATAATTTACACCTTCCAATCCCGGTCTAGTCTAAGAAGTAGGTTCACTGTGTTCCAAACCTGCTGCCCCGCTTGTACGCTATCGGCGAAGAAACCAGCCGTCGAGCCATCTCTGCTTTCGTAGAAATGACTCGACAGCATGATTACTGCCTGTTCAGTTGTTGGGGGCATGATGTTTTCAGTGTAATAACCCTCAGCAACATGCTGATAACTTTCCGCATAAGAGACGGCGGCTTTGATGTAATGCAGCAGAAGTCCATCGTCTGCGTCATGCGTTAGGATCAGATTTGCTTTTACTTTAGGGAGAAGATTATCAGTTGTCATGCCGTCCGCCTCCTTCCGGTCATTCTTCGTCTGCAGCCATTAACCCAGCCGCTTTTAGTTTAGCGAGCAGAGCATTAAAATCCGTGACAAGAGTGGCTGTATCCTCGGCTATGCTGTCGGATTGATTAGCAGCCATTTTTACCAGCCCAGAGACTGACTCCGTAGCATCGGTAGGATATGTTGGAGCATACAGCTTACCATCTTCACCAATTTTGATTTCGACAGTATCACCCTCATCAGCAGCTGCGGCTTTTACACCACCGAGAGTCTCCTCTGTTGCCACGAGAAGCGGATCGGCGGAGAGTCCCGTTACCGAGGCTCCTTCCTTGATTTCAAGTGTTCCGCCTATAACAGTTTTCTCTCCGCCTTGTTCGGTATAATTCTTTGTGTTATAGCTCATAACGCACCTCCATTAAGCTTTCTGCTGAAGTACTTTTATGGCTTCAGGTAGAATTAATTTTCCATCCACACGCTGAGTAGCAACAAAGCCTACTTGGCCAGTAACAGCATAAAGTTCATTAAGTCTCTTAAATACACGACCCTGACGATCAGCTACCCAGTAATAACTAAAATCACCAAATGCGATACTCTTTGCAGCTGCAGCAATAGTTGGCATATATGCAGAAGTATACAATGGTCGATTGAGGATAGTATCCGGTGTACCTGCCTGTAAGGAAGGTTGCCATAGATACTGTCCTTGACCATCCTTTAGTTTACGGATTGCTTTTACAGTGGCGTCGTTCATAACGAATACAGCCTTATTACGGTAAGGTGCCTTTAGTGAATAGAACAGATCAAGTACCTCGTCCATAGTAATTGCCGTAGCACCTGCAGTAGTCACACCAATTTGGGCACCACCTGTAGAAGCAAGTATACCTGTCGGTTTTCCAGATCCATCACCGGTAAAGAACGCCTCTTCCTCTTTGTTACCGATACGTCTTGCAAACTCCTTAGAGATGTAGGCTTCAAGATTGAACACAGAATCGTTGAGAAGTTCCTCGGAAACTTTAATCATGGTAGCGAGTTTGTAAGCTCCTATAGAAACCTGTCCGAAGCTATCATCGCTATCTGGGATAGTGCCTTCTTCATCCACCCAGGAAGCAGTACCTTTTGTAGCTACAACAGGAATTTTCCTATCGCCAGAAGATGTATTGATAACATTGGCCAGTGAACGGAAAATGTTCTCTTCCTCAAGAGCCTCTACTAAGGTACGTTCAAACTCGTCAGGCACAAGATAACCACCCTCGGAGTCTGTACCAATTTGAAGGGCATTTCTTACGTTTACATCAAGGCCTTCCCCTGCACGAGTACGCATAGCATTCCAGAATGCTTTCTTGTACTCTGCAGACGCGCGTCCTGTCTTATCTTCAGCATGTTTGGATGGTGTGTTTGTAATAGGGCTACTAGTGGCTTTGGAAAGTTCTAAGTCAATAACCGCCTGACGTTCCAAACGTTCTATTTCCTTACCAAGTGCAACAACTTCAGCTTCCATCTTTTCATAGGTTTGTGTGTCCTCTGCGGATAACAATCCATCACCGCCACGTTTTGAATCAAGGAATGCCTTCGCCGCATCCCAAACCTTAGCGCGTTTCTCGCGCAATTCAAGAATTTTACTCATTGTATTTCCTCCTTTAAATTAGTGAGAAATTAAAGAAAGCCGCTTATCCAGCGACTCTATAGGTGTACCTGCTTTTTGTTTTTGTTTTTTAGGTAGTTTGCTAATAAGTGAGTTGGTAACCGCCATCCTGCTAAAGATAAGGCTATCCGTCAAATCCGGTGTTTCATTTTCCATAAACATGATCTTATCTGCAAAACCAAGTTCGATGGCTTTATTTGCATTCATCCATGATTCTGCATCCATCAGATGAGAAAGCTTTGTTCGGGAAAGACCAGTCTTTAACTCATAGGCATTAATAATACTTTCCTTAACTTCATCTAATAGAGCTTTAGCTCGCAACATTTCCTCGCTGTCACCGATGGCAATGGTCGAAGGGTTATGAATCATGATCATGGATACCGGCGACATATATACATCTCCACCCGCCATTGCAATAACGGAAGCTGCACTTGCCGCAAGCCCGTCAATTTTTACAGTGACCTTTCCTGTATAGTCCATAAGCATGTTGTAAATCTGAGCTGCTGCAAACACATCCCCGCCAGGAGAGTTAATCCACACTGTAATATCACCGGTGCCAGCCAGCAGTTCATCTTTGAACATCTTAGGTGTGACCTCATCACCCCACCACGTTTCTTCGGATATCACTCCATTTAAATAGAGAGTGCGCCCTTCATCAGAATCTCGCACCCAATTCCAGAACTTCTTCATTTACTGACCTCCTTCGGTTTTGGCAAACGCTCCTGCGTCAGCCAATTTCGTCATATTTCCGTTAACCAGATATAAATCGCCACCTTCCTCAGCTGGGATACGGTTCATGTCCTCCAATTCACGGATATCATTAGCTGACATCCAGCCATTTTGCCGCCCAATAGCATAGCCATTCATTCGGCTTTGATAATCGCCGCGCAGCAGACCATCTAAATTGAACTTGATGAATACTGATGTTTTCTCAGAAGGCAAAATAAGCGATTGCTGGAGACTTTGCTCCCATCTCACCACCCACGGATCGAGAGTGTATTTTACAAACTCCAAAGACTGCTGCTCGATATTGGAGAAACTAGATTTCTCAAGGTCTCCCACCATATGGGGAGGCACACGGAAAATCCTTGCAATCTCATTGATTTGAAATTTCCGTGTTTCTAAAAACTGAGCCTGTTCTGGAGGTATACCGATGGCTTGAAACTTCATGCCCTCTTCCAATACAGCGATTTTATGTGCCTTAGCTGTGCCTTGGTAAGCACTATTCCAGCTATCCTTCACTCTCTGTATGTCTTTAATTACTCCCGGGTGCTCCAGCACACCGCCGGGATTGGCTCCATTAGCAAAGAATGCCGCACCGTACTCTTCAGTAGCAAGTGACATACCGATTGCATTTTTTGCCATAGCAATAGGGCTATAGCCAATGAGTCCATCAAAGCCTAAGCCTGGTATGTGAAGTACATCATCTTTGCGAAGTGTGACATAGCCTCCCTTTGGATTCAGGCCACTTTCGTCTGTATCCCGGTAGTAGGTATAAACCAGTTCACCATTTGATGCTCGACTTACTTCCATCTTGTTAGGAAGTAGGGGATAAAGCGCAATTGCCTGGCCACGACCATTTCGAACTATCTGTGCATAAGCATTGCCCCAAAGTAAAAGATGACTCATCAGTGTTTCTCGAAACACAAATGAAGTCATCTCTGGATTTGGTTCATCATGAAGAAGGTAATACAAAGGGTGGAATGGAATCTTTTCTTTACCTCCATCAGAACGATATCTATATACATGTAGTGGCAGTCCAGCAATCGCTTCAGCTAGTATTCTTACGCAGGCATACACCGCTGTTGCTTGCATTGCAGTACGCTCATTTACTGTTTTGCCAGATGATGTACCGCCAAATAGGAAGGAAAATGCGCTACCCACACGGTTTTGCGGTTTATCCCTTGAACGAAACAGTCCTTTTAATAAATTCATAGGCCTCACCTCCAAATTGAAAAAATTACACCACAAACAATCATTGAAATTTATAGAATTATTAAACCTCTCTCGTCATACACCGAGTCTCCACTATTACCTGGCCCACAGCGGATGGCGCGGTCGAGTGCCATAATAGTTGCCACTGCTCCATCTATTTTTTCTGTACTTTTTTCCTTGTCCGGTTTTATATTTCCAGCCGGATCTGTTTTTATATAGATGTTGTCCATCATCCACCGTAGTACCGGATGCCCACCGTGTGCTATTCTTTCTTCTAATGTCAGTTTCATAAGTTCCTTTGTAGGTGGTGACATATCTTTAAAACCTTGACCGAAGGGAACTACAGTAAAGCCTAACCCTTCAAGGTTCTGCACCATCTGAACAGCGCCCCAACGATCAAAAGCAATCTCTCGAATGTTGTACTTTTCCCCCAGTTCTTCAATGAATTTTTCAATGTATCCATAATGGACTACATTCCCCTCGGTGGTTAAAATGTGTCCCTGCTTCTCCCAAAGGTCGTATTGCACGTGGTCTCGTCGAACTCGGAGGTCAATATTATCCTCCGGCATCCAAAAATATGGGAGAACGGTATATTTATCTGTTTCATCCTCCGGTGGGAACACCAACACGAAGGCTGTAATGTCAGTGGTAGAGGATAAATCAAGTCCTCCATAACATACTCGACCTTCAAGGCTCTCTGGTTTTACTGGAAACGCACAGGCATCCCACTTTGCAATTGGCATCCAACGGACAGATTGCTTAACCCACTGATTTAGACGCAGTTGTCGAAAGCTATTTTCCTCAGCAGGGTTTTGCTTTGCACTTTCACAAGCTGCTCTAACTTTATCGATACTTACTGTAATTCCTAAGCTTGGATTTGCTTTCTTCCATACTTTAGGATCAGTCCAATCATCCTCTTCTTTGGCACCGTAGATTACGGGATAAAAAGTAGGATCGAATTTTCTGCCCTCAATAATATCAACCGCTTTTTGGTGTGTTTCATAGCAGATACTCTGGGTATCCGTCCCTGCAGTGGTGATAAGAAAATATAGCGGTTGGGTTCTCGCATCACCAGACCCTTTTGTCATAACATCAAATAGTTTCCTATTTGGCTGAGTATGAAGTTCATCAAAAACAACACCATGTATATTGAAGCCGTGTTTTGAATAGGCTTCAGCCGACAATACCTGATAAAAGCTGTTGGTCGGCAGGTACACCAGTCGTTTAGTTGAAGCCAGCAACTTCACTCGTTTATTCAGCGCTGGACACATCCGCACCATATCGGCTGCTACTTCAAATACAATTGATGCCTGCTGGCGATCTGCGGCACAACCGTATACCTCTGCTCGTTCTTCACCATCTCCACAAGTGAGGAGAAGTGCGATTGCTGCTGCAAGCTCGCTTTTTCCCATCTTTTTAGGTATTTCTATATAAGCCGTGTTAAACTGCCGGTATCCATTAGGTTTTAAGATACCGAATAAATCACGGACAATTTGCTCCTGCCAATCGATAAGTTCAAAAGGCTTGCCTGCCCATGAACCTTTCGTATGGGAGAGTGCTTCGATAAAAGCCACAGCGTAATCAGCAGCGTCCTTATCGTAATATGACCCTTCAGCTATAAAGGCGGTCGGCTTATATTTCTTCAGTTTCCGCATAAACACCGCCCCTTTTATGGAAAAGGACATAAGAAAAGAGCCTCAATCCTATAGATGAAGCCCTTTTCTCTATCCTATTTAGATTTAGTTATTTCTTTTTATCCACTTCACCCGTCAGTATGAAATGGGCATATTCTGCTTTATGGTCTATTAAATAGACTACCAATTCATAAAATCCTCGTTCATTTGCCTCATACTGGACTCGGTTCACATCAAACATATTTGTGACTCCACTTTCTCGGATGGAAAGGATTTGTTGCTTAATTATCTCATTCATTGGCTACCTCCTCCGATTCTACTGAATCGGTTGTAGCTTTGCGCAGGATTTCCACATCGAAGCCCGCACTCTTATAGCCTTCTAAAATTGTACTGTAATAATAACAACTCGGCTGTCCAAGCGGTCTACCATCATTCATGATGTATACCATCGCCTTGACGGTTTTGCCACCCAACTTCACTTTTATTGTTTCCTTTCGATAAAGGAACGGCCAGCCCTCGTAACGGTCAAGTGCCGCTTCATCGGTCGGTGTAATCTCCCACACTAAAACTGGTACATTGCCACCCTCAAAAGGCTCGATTGTCGCCACAGCGCCCGCGTGTGCCCCTCGAAATAATAGGCGGTGGTCATTGATTTGGCTTGCTCCTACCACCTTCGCTGTGGGGCATCTGTCGGCCATTTGCTTTAGATTAAGGTTGGAGCCATAGGCAAGATATAATTTATTCTTCATTGTAATCCTCCTTCTTAGCTTTGTGGGTTAGGGGCAGCTCAGGCCGCCCGAAACCGCCATGCAGCTGAACCCGAAAGTGCTGCTGTCAAATGTTCTCTGCAGTTTGCAAATTCATCCCCAATGAAACCAATCCGGTTTAGATAGGTTCTCATGGCAAATTTCTCGTTTTCCACCTGCGGTTTCTTTGCTGATGCACACTTTTGTGTTAAGGCTTGGTGGTTGATGGCAAGTGCTAGAACAATGTAGCTTCTTATCTTTCCTGCATGAAGTTCGCTATTGAACCCTCTAAGTTCAACTGTATGGTTTCCGGTAAAAAAGCTGTGAAGGTTGAGGAAATGGTAGCGGCTGTTGTGATAATGAGTGATTCTACTCTCGCTGTAGCCCTCGTACCAAATGTCCTCAATTTGTCTCATGGTTCTAGGCTTTTTACGGTTTATCTTCTCAACCAAAATGCTGTCCATCTTTTTGCAGTAATTCATTCTCTGCGGTGCAATCTGAAGTGCTTTATAAAATAAGTCATTTTTACTTGCAATGATATTTACAAAGTTTCGAATGCTTCGTGGGGTATGTTCAGCACCGTCTAGATGAATGTGAATTCCGCAAGATGTATTTGTAAAGGCTCCAGCTTTGCGAAGCTTTCTTACTAGCTCTTGCAAAGTTTCAATGTCCTCCCGATAGGTTAGTATTGGGCTAACCAGCTCAACACTATAATCTCTACCTGCAGCTACTTTTCTTCTACCTTCTTTTCTTTGGCAGTTGATGCTCCCATCGTACATAAACTTCCACACTCGACCATCTGAAGTTTTTACCTTCTTGGTGTCGTAGTAAGTCCCGCCTTCACTGTAAATGCCTTGCAAAAACTCTGCAGCGACTCTAGCCGCCCTTTCCCTTGTAATCCCTGTAAATTCAATCTCAATCCCGAATTTTGCACTTAACATCGTGTCTCGCTCCTTTTAAAGTGTGTTTGTCCTTTCGGCATGTACATATATCACTCTAAAAGGCTTATATAGCAAGACAATTCTGCAATACAAATCTACATATTTACTGCCATATTGGGCTTAAAATGTGTATTTTTATTCTTCGATTTTCTTGCATAAATCCTCTCCAAAAACCACTCCAAGGGAACTGCCTGAATCCCAACTGACGTGGATAGTTCCCATATCATCAACACTAGTAACCGTACCTTTATCTCCTGGCTGAAGCTTGGTATAAGGGTCATTCATCTTAAGTAGCATGACACGAGTTCCTGGAGTGTAATAACTTCTAAGTTGCTTTAGCATTTCTGGGTGAATGATATTCATTATTCACTCACCTCCTCATGCTTGGCACTTCCGCTTTTGAAGGCAGAGCTACCCGACAATTTGGAGAGGAGAATTTTTCGTTCTGTTTTGTATTCTGGCCCGATAAATCCAAGTCTTAGAAGGAAACAACGGAAAGCGTACTTTTCATTCTCCACTGATTTCTCGGTCGAGTTGACGCGGGTCTGCTTCTTTGCCATTTCACAAAGTGCTGTTACAAAGTGGGTATAAGCCTTCACCTCCTCTGCGGAGCACTCACTCTGGAACCAAGGGAAGGTTATAAATTCCTCATTTATGATAATGGGAATAGAGTCAGTATCAAGTGCTTTCTTTATAAGGGTTTCTTTGCTTTCTACCAATCCTTTTAGGTTACCAAGTGCAGTTTCGCTAAAACCCTCCCTCGGCATTTGAATAATCAAACTAATAGCTTCTTCGGTTTCATTTGATTCGCTGTATACGGGAGGTTCTTCGTAATCACTATTTGGACTTACCCTACCCCCAAGAGCCGCTTCATTAGGAACTTGAATATTTTCAAGAACAGGCTCTGCTGCTGGAATTGGTGTGTCAAATTCTACTGTAACCGCCTTAAAGTCATGAAGGCCTAATAGATTATTAACCAGTTCAGAATTATCTGGTCCTCTGACTACCCCGTTTTTGTCAATATTGTAGTCTGCCACTTCATATGCAAATGTAGGCGCTCCAAGATATCTTGCAGGAGCATTCAGTTTTTGGCTGATTGCATTGACTAGCTCTTTTCTTTTTGCTCCTGTGACATTATAGTTTATCTGCATTTTTTATACCGCCTTTCTATTTTCGGTACATACATATATCACTCTAAAGGCTGTTAATATCAAGTCATTTAGAGCATCTTTCTGTAGAAAATACTGTTCCATTAATCGGCGGTAGTAACGTCTGGCAGGTCACAATATCTTATTTTCGAACCATCTCTTAAAAGAAACACACCGTCTGAGTTTCCAACTTGCTCAATATACCTTTTCACAATAACATCACAGTACTTTTCATCCAGTTCAATGGTGTAACAGATTCTATCTGTCTGCTCACAGGCAATCAGTGTGCTTCCTGAACCACCAAAAGGATCAAGCACGATACAATTAGAAAGGCTTGAATTCAAAATAGGGTAGGCCACAAGTGCAACTGGCTTCATCGTAGGATGATCACTGTTTTTCTTCGGTTTCTCAAATTCCCAGATGGTGGTCTGCTTTCTATCGGAATACCAGTTATGCTTACCTTTCTTTTTCCACCCAAAGAGAATAGGCTCATGCTGCCACTGATAAGGGGAGCGACCGAGAACAAGGGACTGCTTTTTCCATATACAAGTACCGGAAAGATAAAATCCTGCATCAGAGAATGCTCTTCTAAAATTGAGTCCTTCGGTATCCGCATGGAATACATAAATAGAAGCGTCCTTTGCCATCGCTGCTTCGGTGTTCTGAAATGCTGCAAGCAGGAAATCGTAGAACGCTTCGTTAGCCATATTGTCATTTTTGATTTTTCCAGCGGTGCCTTCATAGTTAACGTTATATGGAGGGTCCGTAACTACCAAATTAGCAGTTTTCCCATCCATCAAGACATCAAAGGTGTCTTTCTTTGTACTGTCTCCGCAGACTAATCGATGCTGCCCAAGTAGCCAAACATCCCCTAAATGCGAAACAGCGGGCTTTTTCAGCTCGCTGTCTACATCGAAATCATCTTCTTTTATATTATCCTTAAGGGAATTCTTGAAAAGATCGTCCAACTCTCCTGGGTCAAAACCTGTCAAAGACACATCAAAGTCTGAAGCATTTAAGTCCGTGATGAGAAGTGCTAATTTGTCTTTATCCCAATCACCACTTATTTTATTTAGTGCAATGTTCAGCGCCTTCTCCTTTTGCTCATCCATTTCAACAACTACGCATTCTATCTCATCCATGCCCATACTCAGCAGGATTTTCAAACGCTGATGACCTCCGATGACTCTGCCTGTGGTCTTATTCCATATTACGGGTTCTACATATCCAAACTCCTCAAGGGAGCGTTTTAGTTTCTCATATTCCGGATCACCCGGTTTTAAATCCTTTCTTGGGTTATATTCAGCGGGGATGAGTTGTTTAGTCTTTATCTTCTCTATCAACATACTTTTCCACCGCCTTTCTAAATTCACTATACTTATTTACATCCTCCCACGGGAATAGACAACTATTAAAGTGACCATAAACAGCTGTATCAGAGTAAATCACATACCTTAGACGCAACTTCTCTATGATTGCCGCAGGTCTTAAATTGAAAATCTCCTGTGCAGCAAGAGTTAATATTTCGTCAGAAACAATACCTGTGCCAAGGGTATTTACAGAAAAGGCTACAGGATTTGCCTTACCTATTGCATAGGATATACTAACTTCACATCTCTTTGCATAACCACACCAGACGATATGCTTTGCAATGTACCGAGCCATATAGGCACCGCTTCGATCAACTTTGGTGGGGTCTTTACCACTAAGTGCGCCACCTCCATGGGATGCAAGTCCTCCATAGGTATCAACCATAATTTTTCTACCAGTTAAGCCTGTATCGGCAGCGGGACCACCTTCGACAAATCTACCAGAGGGGTTAATGAGAATTTCTGTTTCATCATCAAATGGGAAGTCCTCAAAGCACTGCCATAGGACATTGTTAAGGATATCTGTCCTAAGTTCTTCCTGTGTTTTATCCTTATCATGCTGTACCGATATCACAATAGTCTTTATTCGCACTGGAGTGTCCCCTTCATATTCCACCGTCACCTGTGCTTTACCATCTGGGTGTATACCTTTTATCAGTTTCCCTTTTCGGCAATCATCCAGTCTCTTTACAATCCTGTGAGATAGTACAAGGGGTAGGGGAAGCATTTCTCCCGTTTCCTTTGTAGCATAGCCATACACAGTTCCTTGGTCTCCAGCACCTATCGAACCATACTGTTCATTTATTCCATTTCTTACTTCCAGTGCAGTATCCACGCCAGTTGCAATATCTACACTTTGTTTGTGTACAAATACATAAATCAAGAATTTAAGAGGGTTGTATCCAATCTCTTTAAGGACATTCCTAACAATGTATCGGATGTCTATTTTCTCGCTGCAGGAGATTTCGCCCGCCACGATAATTTTCCCTTTGGTTGCCATTACCTCACAAGCGACACGTGATGCTTTGTCTTTACGTAAACATGCTTCTAAAATGCTATCTGCTATGATGTCGCATAGTTTATCAGGATGTCCAGCACATACACTTTCAGCTGTTAAATATCTTTTACTCATTATATATCTCCTCATCTTTATTTTCCTCTGCGGGCAGATAGCAGTCGCTCCATCACATCGTCCTGTGGGTTTAAACCAGAATACTCTGTAGCACAATTCTCTTTAACGATTTGATAAATCTCCATCCACAATCTGTTTGTCTGACTCATAAAGTTCTGACTCATAGCTACATAAGGACTTTGAATAGCATTGCCGGTAGTTGGATGCTTGGCAAGAAAGCCAAACTCAGTTATCGCCTCCTCACACTGTATCCATCTGGCCGCACTCATGGCATATCGTTCTAGAAGCTGTGGGAGCACCAAATGGGCACAGCCTCGCTCCTCAAGCCATTTCCAAGTAATTTCATAAATCTCGCTGGCTACTAGGGTTTTCCCGTCCTTTTGCACCGCTGAGAGCATGGCCCTTGGCTTTGGCATTTCCTGCCCCTTTAAATCAGCGGTATTTTGGAAGTCGATAATTTCTAGCTTTCTCTTACCTGGATTACCCTGTGCAATTTTATCAGCAAGTGGTTTCTTTTTTTGACCAGAGCCTATACGGGCACCGCCACGATTTGTTCCATCTTTGGCCATTCACTCACCTCTTTTCGTTGATGGGTCTATTACCCTGTTTGAAACCGCGAATTTTCACGCGTTACTCCACGCCCGTTGCACATCTAAAAAGCTGTAGAGATTTGACTCCCCCTACCGGGTTCCCCAACGGTCTCCATCTTTTGCTGTGATGGCAGAGTGACAAGAAGTACAAAGGGACATCAGATTGCTTCTATCATGTGTTCCACCTCTTGCAAGAGGAAGAATGTGATGTACCTCGGTTGCTGGGGTCAGCTTTCCTTGCCGTTTACACTCCTCGCAAAGAGGATGAGTTGCAATGTAGCGGTCACGTATTCTCTTCCATGCACGACCATATCGCTTACGAGTTGCTGGGTCACGGTCATACTTTTCATACCGTGCGGCTTCCTTTTTAGCATGTTCTTCACAAAAACGTCTGTCAGTCAGCTCTGGACAACCAGGGTAAGAGCATGGTCGCTTAGGTTTCCTTGGCATACTACACCTCCTTTTGCCCATAGAAAAAGCCCTCGCAGGAGAAATGCTCCCGTGAAGGCTTCTGTTTGCTAATATTCCATACTACCATTATATAACTTTCACTACGGACAAACAGTGTCATCGTATGCCAACCTGTGCCAAAGTGTGCCAACTTTTATTTAGGCACCTTTAAATGCTGCAAGGCTGATGAGTGAAGTCTATGCACAGTTCTCATAGAAACATTAAGGTTGACACAGATTTCTTCCCAGTTAAGAAAGTTAATGTAACGGTAGCGAAGAAGCAGCTTCTCATCCACGTTTTCCATCTGGTTAATCGCTTCACGAATATCTGACTTAAGCTTTATTAAACGTTCCACCTCTTGTTGTATCTGCTTCTCCAAATCTACTATTCTAATCACGTATTTTTCAAAAGGTGGATCAGTACTTTTTGTTTTACTGACTTTTTCCTCAAGAACAGGAGATGAAACACTTCTTGAGAGTTCCCTTAGATTTTGCAACTCCTCAAGATCGGAATTAATCAGCTCATTTAAGCGATAAGCTTGTTTCAAGAATTCCTTTGCCGTCATCGCACCACCTCCTCATGTAGCTTTTTAATTAGCATCTCAGGATCGAGAGATGTCAGGGTAGTGAAATACCCGGAATGGAAGAAACGCTCAATCTCACGTTTCGTATATCTAGCAGAATCATTGCGAGGGTATTTTGCTAGTCTTTTCAAAGCAAAACGATAATCTTTGACCGCCTGTAGAATAATGGCATTTGCCAGCTTTTCAAATGCATCCATCATACAACACCCCTCGCTTTCCCCAGATTTGCTTTGACAGCGTTAATAAGATCGGACTGTGTCTTTTCCTTTCGTTTCAAGGCTCTCATCACATCTTCATCAATCGTGCCTTTAGTAACAATGTGATGGATAACAACCGTTTCATTTTGTCCCTGTCTCCAAAGTCTTGCATTTGTTTGCTGATAGAGTTCCAGACTCCAGGTAAGACCAAACCAAATAAGTGTTGAACCTCCACTTTGTAAATTGAGACCGTGTCCTGCTGATGCGGGATGGATAACCGCCACAGAAATATCTCCGTTGTTCCAGTCTTTGATATCCTTAGATGTTTTAATTTCTCTAACATTAAATCTTGCTTTAATACGCTCTAAATCGTGATTATACCAATATGCAATAAGAACAGGTTTGCCGTTTGCACCTTCGATTAAATCTTCAAGAGCATCCAGCTTGCGGTCATGGATAATATGAGTATTTTTATCATCATCATAGACAGCACCGTTTGCCATTTGAAGGAGTTTGCCAGAAAGGACTGCTGCATTCATGGCATCAATCTCCTCATTTGCAAGCTCAAGAACCATCTCTTCACGAAAGTGATCGTATACTGATTGTTCTTTATCATTTAGATACACCGACACTTCATTTATCACGCATTCTGGCATTTTCAGAAAATCAACCGACTTCATTGAAATGGTAATATCTGAAATTAGCCGATATATGGCATCTTCTGCCCCAGGTAACGGTTTATATGAAAATACAATCTGCTGATTACGTTTATCTGGAGTAAAGAAGGAATTGCGGTAGTGAGTTATGTATCTGCCGAGTCTTTTACCCATGTCGAGAATACGAAACTCTGCCCACAAATCCATTAACCCGTTACTGGATGGAGTACCTGTAAGACCCACGATACGTTTCGCCCTAGGTCTGACTTTTAGTAAACTCTTAAATCTTTTTGCTCCATAGGACTTAAAAGATGACAATTCATCAATGACCACCATGTCATAATCAAAAGGAATGCCACTTTTGTTTACTAACCAGTCAACATTTTCTCTGTTTATAAGATAGACACTTGCTGGTTTCCTAAGAGCTGCTAACCGCTCCTGTTCTGTTCCAATAGCCACTGAATACTCCAGTCCTTTTAAATGCTCCCATTTGTTTATCTCAGCTGGCCAAGTATCCCTTGCTACCCTTAGAGGGGCAATGACCAGAACCTTTCCAATTTCAAAACTATCAAGACATAAATCAAATATAGCAGTTAAAGTGATTACGCTTTTGCCAAGACCCATCTCTAAAAACACCGCTGCTATGGGATGCTCAAGTATGAAATTCGTAGCATATGTTTGATATTTATGAGGATTGTATTTCATCGAGTATCCCTCCAATCTGCTCAACATCGTCAATGACATAGCAGGTAAAGCCTAATTTTTGTAATTGCTTTATTCTTCTAATCTGTAGTGGACGAGGTTTCTTTCTGGGAGCCTTTAATTCCACAAATGCCATCTTTCCAAGTGGTAAAAGCACTAGGCGGTCTGGCATCCCATCTAAACCCGGACTAACAAACTTTGCTGCAATGCCTCCCATCTTTTTTACCTCAGCCACCAGTTTCTTTTCGATATATTTTTCAAGCATAAATGCCTCCCATATAAAAAGGCTCGGAACAAGAAAACAACTTTAACCCATTTTTCCTATACGCGCGCGTATGCGTGTATGAACAGGCTACACTTTCCTCTTTTTTACTATTTATAAATAAATAGGGTACTTCTTGTTCCACTTGTTCCGAACCGTAGATTTTCCTTTTGATTACTAGCTTTGGGGAAAGAACCAGTATGAGAACAAGGTAAGGTACAACTAGCTTTGTTCCTCGACTCGGGAATAAGCTCGTTGCTTTCCATAGATAGGAAAATTGATTGTTCCGTTCTTGTTCCCGGTGTACTTGTTCCACCCACTGATCTTTCTCATAATGGCACCGATGGCATAAGAATCAGATGTTCTCATTGAGGATGCATCTTTTCCAAAACATTCACACCAAATCTCCATATTGCAGACAAGGGTTCTTTTTACTGTTCCAACACGGGTTCCGCCGCCAAATTCGCTACCGCCGAGGAAATTTCTACGTTCGTATAAAGACATAGTGTCCCAATCATCCGGCAAAAGAGTATCCAGATAGGTACGAACCAATCCTTCTCGTTCATCTGTTTCCATGGCATCTGCCTGCTCACTAGTTGCCATGGATGCATCATCACCTTCAAGGTAGAGTTTTTCGCCTTTCTCATATAGCACTAGTGTCTCTGCCCAAATCTGCTGTACTTCCTCTTTAGTCATCTGCCAAGCTTTCTTTTTACCATTACCGCTAATACGGACTGGCCAGAATCTTCGATTGCCAGTTATATCTCGAAGAAACCCGCTTTCTGCATTTGTTGAACCTACAATCACACACTGACGGGGATGGCTTTCCACATTGACTCCATAACTTGCCCGGTACTTATCATCTGCCCTCGAAATAAAAGACTTCACAATTTCCACATCCGTCTTACGCATACCAGCAAGCTCACCCAGTTCCAATAACCAATATCCCTGAAGTTTCTCAGCTCCAGATTTATCTTTCATGTCCGTAATGGTCAAACTATCTGAAAACCAATCTCCAGCAAGTTTTGCAAAGAAGGTTGACTTACCGATACCTTGAGGACCGTTTAAGATAAGGACACTATCAAACTTTGTGCCTGGTCTATAAATGCGGGCTACCGCTGCAACCATCGTTTTGCGGATGACTGCTTTTGTATAGGAATTATCTGTTGCACCGAAATAATCAATTAATAGATTATCTACTCGACTAATTCCATCCCATTTTGGCAGGGAGTCCAGATACTCCTTAACAGGATGGTAGGCTCGTTCTGACGCTACAGCTAACACAGCATCCTTGGTCTTGGTAGGTGAATAAACTCCGTATTTGCTGCTTAAATACACTTTAAGAAGTGCATTATCTGAATCATTCCAACCCGCCTTGATCTGTTCCCAAGGCAGGCCACCTTTGGCATCAATACCATCACGGTGGCAATTAAAAGCTATATGCTGTAATTCCTTGTCATGACGAATAATCAAAACGATGTTGTCTAGAGTGTCTTTTATTCGGCCTTGCTTATCCAATTCCAAAGCTGTCTGCCAATCCTCATCACTAAACTCCTCTTCAGCCTGTGCCTGTCTTTCCTTAGAAAACTCAGCTTTTACTCTTTCATCTTTTATAGCAAACTCGCACATTGCCACAAAAGATGGCATCTTACCAGGAGCTGTAGTGGTAGAAGCTTTATCATCTAAAGAACCGAATTTATGAATACGAACGAGATCAAAAGCATTGAGGAGTAATCCACTTGCTGGGTCTGTAGCATGATGGCTGTATGCGAATTTATCATCGTAGATAATCACACCGGCACTACTATCAGCTGGAATATAATCGTATCGCCCTTCCATAGCAGAAGGTGCATAAACTGCACCTAAGAATTTCTCAATTGCTTCACGAACGGAGTAGGCACGACAGAATGTTCCTACCACACCTTCCTTTAAAAGCGGGTCTGCTTGCTCTTTAAGACTGCGATTTATAACTTCAGACTGCCTGCTTGATACTGGCCATGTTGATGTATCCCGCCAGTTTTGATATTTTGAAAGATAAACATCAGGGTCAAGCAATTCTCCATCCTGCTCTTGATAGACGAATTCACCATTAGAGGAAGTGGATGGCCAATACATAAGGCGATGGGCTTCATAAGTCGTATCATCGAAAAGATCTATGCCGATTTCTTTTGCCACCATACGTCCAACGGCTGCGTATTCTTCTTCGCTGATTTCACGAGCGAGAGGAACGATTAGCCTAAGTCTTGGATTTTCCGGTGTGTGCTTATGGGTGGAATAAACACAGCATTTGAAATCAAAAAGCATACTGATTTGTTCCCAGATATCTGGTCTACCGTAATCCATATCTAGGGTAAGCAAAGAACGGCATAAAACATTGCCCTTCTTTCGCCTTCCCCCTTTTAAATGCCCTCCGACAAAACCACCCACATCTTTGATATCATCTTGTTGGCCTCTTTTTAATTTCCGATATTCTTCTACTGTTTCCGTAGTACGTTGTGTTGTCTTTACACGGGCACAAAAATCCTCCCACGAGATATCTTTGTTTTTCCATTTCTTGTCCATCCGGCTGTTGCCCACAGCGATTTTCATAAGCTTTCGACCTCCTCATGCTCCGGACTAAAATATCTGACCGTTTGTCTGCGTTTCTTGGCTACTTCAATCTCCCTTGCCATCCCGCTTGAGATGGTATTGCCTAGCACCCAAACCTCGGAGCATTTGCCCATAAGCACGATGTCCATAAATATGGCAAGTTCCCGTTCCTTTGGATCTTCATCATCCATAAACTGCGGAAACATAAGGTGGGGAGCAATTGGGATGCAATTATTCTCCAAGGCAAATCTACAAAAGTTGCGAGCCTTTTTAACGTTTCCTTCTACATCACCGGAATAGGGAGAACAAATATATACAAGCGGCTTAAAGGCAGATTTTTTCTCTGCCTTTTTCTTTCTTATTATGTTGGTCAGTGCCTCATGGGGAGTTGGGTCATGGTATCCTTCATGATTGAATTTATCAATTCCCATTACACACCCTCCATTTCTATCTGCGGCAAAATACCATCTGCCTTCAACAGTTCGTAAATGAAGAGTCTGCCTTTTTGAGTCCAATATGTATGGACTTTTGTATGCAGTTCACCGTTACTACCAATGTAGCTATGTGTCTTGGTGCTGGTATAGCCTTTTTCTGCATACTTCTGATATAAAAGCCAGATACCACCTTGTTTAAATTGGATGCCCTTTTTATTAAGATAGCGGTTCATCCAAATAGCTGACTTGCCGTAATCTTTGGCAATTGCTGATGTAGAAATGAGGTCTTTGCAATTTAAAACCACATCGTAATAAGAGACTTTCGGTTTCATTTCTGCAATTTGCTGATTCTGAACAGCAATCGTACCTTCAAGCACTTTATTTTGTTTCCTTACTTGAGTTAGCTGTTGATTGGCAATCTGAAGTGCCCTTGCCATGATTGCCTCTGGTGAATTCCATCTTCTTTCTATTTCAAGAAAGTATTGGCGACACTCTTTGCCTTTTGGAGTACGCTGTATCATGCATAGCTCTTTTGCCATGTCAATTGTTAACTGATGGTCTATGCTTGGTCTGCCTCCAGTACTTTCGCTCAAAAATGAGCTAAAGTCTGACCCTTCCTCAAATCCGTACTCACACATTCTTGGAAACCAGTCTTTATAAGCGGTCTTTACTTCCAAGGCTTCATGTAGATCACGACCGAGTACGGTTGGTCGTTGACTTTCATAATTGATTTTTACTAATTCGTCCATACGAATTACCTCCTGCAATATAGTCAGAGGAAAGTTCCTCTACCTAATAGCCACAGGAGGTAATGATTGTTGAGGATTTTCAAAAAATAATTTGGAATTATGATTATCCTGCGGAATTTGTGTATGTTAATATGGATTTAAAGATTGATTCAGTAGTTTTTCACTTCAACAAACGGACTGAACTTGTTAGCAAGAAGAGAGTGTAAAAATGAATCAGTTATATTCGTCATTGAATAAAGCAGGGTTAATGTTTAAACGGAGTATAGATCAAGAAGATGTAGTTTTTATTCTTCTTGAAACTAACGAGAATGGAACAACAGAAGTGGATGTTAAGACATTCGAAGATCTTTTTGAGGATGTAAAAGGAAGTCCAACATATGAAGCCTTGTCTGGTTCTCATACTTTTAGAATGGAAGAAACGCAATATACCATGACTGCTGAGGAAATGGGCTATCAAAAGTATTTTGACCAATGGAAAGAGCGAGGATTATTTAACTTTTAATCGACAAAAGGGCTAGATTGTTCAAGAGGAACTATAAAAATTTAATACGAGGGGGATAATGCATGAAACAGGTTGGAATTATCTTGGGCATAGTAGTAGTGATTGTAGCAGTGTTTATATTTGTAAATAAATCATACTATCCTTCTTTACCGATAGATAATCTATCAGCAAAAGAAGCAATTGAAAAACTAAAAAATTCTGATGAAAAGATAGTAGAGATTGCAACAGACGATGATTCCATTTGGTATATCACAAAAACCGAAAATGAAGGTATTTCGATAGCCGATGAAAATATTATACAAATGATTGGTTCCAAGGGATGGGAATTTAAAGAGAAAGATGGCGCTGGTCTGTTCTTTGAAAAAGACGGAGAAAGATTACTTGTTACTACTCAAATGTGGACTAAAAAATACGTGCTTGTTCAGGTGCAAAATAAATTTAAAGAACTTTAAAGTATTCCGCAAACGGGCGCATTTGTGGAACAAACAGGATAGCACGTACTAACCATAAAATAGTGCTATCCTGTTTTCGTTGTTTAAAAATTGAAGGTCTTTTAACTTCTACCACATGATAATCCGAATACCCAATTAATTTAATCTTTTTGATAAAATTGACACTCATAACCATCAGCACTAAGTAACAGGCCATTTGCCCAAGTTGGCGTTCTAGCCATCTGCTTACAGATAGCAGAAAGTGACATCCCCTTATCCGCCTCGATGATAATTTCATCGTGTACATGAGCCACAATGGAACAATTCTTTAATGTCTGCATCGCATGACACAAAATGTCACGACTAATTGCCTGAACAATATTCTCTACAAATTTTGGACCGTAGCTTTCGATTCTTTCCCACTTTTTCGTCCCACCGATACCTTCATAAGTAACTGACTCACCACCAAATACATTCTCTCCCATACGAGGTTTCACATAGGAAAGCCGCCTGCCGGAAGGAAGGACAAAAAAGAGCATTCCACTTTGATATATAAATTTAATACCGTGTGTTTCTGTAGGAGTTTTCTGCTTAACGCAGGTTTTTACAGCACGGTCAACATCCCACCATAGTTTTGTAATATTGGGATTGGATTGTCTCCAAGCCGTTACAAGAGGTTGAAGTTCCTCTTCTTCAATTCCCATCTCCAAAGCACCCATTGATTTCAGTGCTCCAACAGATCCACCGTAACCTAGGGCAAGTTCGGCAATTTTCCCTTTCTGACGAAGATGTCCATTAACACCGTTTTTCTCCACAGGTACATTAAACATCTGAGATGCACTTGCACAGTAAATGTCACCGCCATTTTGGAATACATCTATTCTCCATTTTTCTCCCGCAAGCCAAGCGATAACGCGAGCTTCAATCGCTGAAAAATCTGCAACTATAAACTTCATGCCCTCCTGTGGTATAAAAGCAGTTCGGATAAGTTCCGACAGTACCTCCGGGATAGAATCATAAAGTAAGGTAAGAGCATCAAAGTTTCCGCTACGAACTAAAGCACGAGCCTGTTCCAAATCAGGCATATGGTTTTGAGGGAGATTTTGTAGTTGAATAAGCCTGCCCGAAAACCTACCAGTTCTGTTTGCTCCATAAAACTGAAACATTCCTCTTGCACGACCATCATTACATACTACATTCTCCATTGCCGTGTATTTTTTTATCGATGATTTTGCAAGCTGCTGACGAAGTTCCAAAACGGTGCCTAGTGGTTCAGGTGCTGTCTTTAACATCTCAGCAACCGCTTTTTTACCAAGGCTATCTGTTTCCAATCCGTTATCAGCAAGCCATTCTTTCATTTGTTGTACAGAGTTTGGATTCTCCAAATTAGTTATATCCTGCATTAAAGCCATTAGCTTTTCCCGCGACTGTTCATCCATCTTGACGGCTTGTTTTACAAAAGCCATGTCAATAGAGATTCCACGATCATTTATTTTCTGGTCAAGATGATATTCTGACCATATATCCTCTGGAAGCGGGAATTTAGATAGTCTCTGCTGTATTGACATCTCGGCTTCCACATCACGGAGGTTATATGCTTTAAACCGCTCCCATTTATCTATGTCGTGTTTTGGCAGATTACGAACTCGTCCTCCATTTGATTTAGTAGGGGAGCATGGTGTACAGAAGTATTTAATGAGGTCTTTGCCTTCCGTCAATTTTTGTTTTTCCAATCCTAAGACTGCACCGACACCTTCAAGAGAAAGCGGAAGTCCCATATAAGCCGACCATACCATTGAGCATTTCCAGGATGTAGGGTCAAGATAATCAGTAAGGTTAAGCCATTTTGATAGGCAAACACGCTCAAACATAGCATTAAAGGCCCATTTGGTAACGGAATTATCCATAAGAGCATTGATTATTTCTTTTGGGATTTTCTCTCCGCAGGCAAGATCGACCACCTGAACTGCACCACCATCAACCGAATAACCAAACAATAGAATTTCAAAATCATCACTCTCGGCATAACGGTAGACTCCACATTTTTGAAGATTGGCACTACTAAATGTCTCAATATCAATAGATATAGAATTCATGTATTACACCCTTTCCAATGCAAACGAGGTGACAGAAGAACAACTTCCACCACCCCGTTTGTATTCATACTTTACCTGTTATGCTAGGAAATCATTATCTTCAATTGTGGTGAAATCATCAGCCGCTGTGGTTCTGCTGCCTAAAGGCTCTCCGTCTCTAATCTTCTGGATGTTACCAAGTCCGCAGGCCACACCCTTGTTCCCGTTAGAATTGAAAGCATAAAAATTAAGTGACACTCTTGCATAGCAACCACTGTATACCTCATTGCGATCCAGAATAGGCTTGACTGCTTTATCTACAATCTGAGGAGGAGTAGTGCTGTTGGCATTTACAAAATAATGTCCTTTATAAGCCTCATCATCTCGTTCTACATCACCATCTCGAAGCGGCAGCTTGATAGCAGCCTTATTTGGTTTTTTACCGCCAAACTTTGCAATGCCCTCTTCAATAGCTGCATCAACTGCTGCATTGATGGCATTAATGGTTTCCTTATCCGATTTAGGAATCAATACCGATACACTATACTTTTCTGCCCCACCATTGATGGATACCGGTTCCCAGCCATGAAAGTAGCTGAGACGTGTGTTTACACCAGTGATAACCTTCGTTCTGTTTTTATTATTCATATTCACATTCCTCCGTTATTTCGTTAAATTCGTTTTTTGCGTTTGATACGTTCATAGCCGGACGCTTATCCGATAGCGGGACCAGAGTCGGCTTTCCCGGTGGCTTGTATATAAGATCACCGAGTATCTTCTCAAATTTTGATTTGCCCATCAGCCTTTCCATTTCCGTAAGAGTGATGAGACTCTGACGAAAGATATCTTTATAACCGTTTGCTTTGGCTACTTCAGCCACAGCATCTTCATCCTTGTATTTGCGGACAGATCTGCCCTCAACAACCTTAAAACCATGCCACTCTTTCCCATGATTAACAGCTGCATCGGTGGCATATGCAATGATTTCATTTGCCCATTTCGTAAGGTCGGACAGTTTAGATAGAACTTCCTCGATTTCAGAGTCCGTAAGTAGTGGAGGTAGTTTAAACTCCGATTGTGCCAATTTCAGTTTTTCCTCAGCCCTAGCACGGCATTTAACTGCCGCTCGGCAGAAAGTACACCACTCACCCGGAAGATATTCACCTTCACCGTCATAAGCTTTTTTTGCCTTTGGTTTTAGTTCTTTTTCTGCCCAAGCTTTTAAATCCTCTACCCGTATTGTCCATGTGCTGACATTCTCTCTGCGTGGCTGGAAAATGGTCATGGACACTTCCTCGATGTCGTACAAACTATCGTAAATTTCTAAAGCACCCAGTGCATACAGTTTCATCTGTGGATTGTCCACCGCATCCACCAATACTCCCATGCCATACTTGAAATCGATAATGTGAAGTTTCTTATCTGCAATAATGATGCAGTCACCGGTTCCAAATCCCTGTGGAACATAGCAGGAAAAATCAAGACGCTGTTCGATTAGTATTAAAGGGTCTGTGCAGCTCTGCTTTGCCAGCTCAAGCTTTTCCATTACAAATTCCACATAGGCATCACTGTGTTCTTCCATCGCATCGGAGTTATAAACTGAGACAGGACGCTTACTTCTCATGTGAAGTGCTTTTTTGAGTTTATGTTCGCAGAGAGCATGGGCGGCGGTGCCTTCAGCGGCTGCACTGGATTCGTTATTTACAAACTCCAGTTCCAATCGTGCAGACGGAAGGCAATTCAGCCACCTATGGGCGCCTGATGCGGAAAGAACTGCATGATCACTCATTCCCAAGTACCTCCGCATCTTTTAACATATCTGCATAATGTTTTGGGTCCACTTCGCTTAATTTAGAGCCACCGTATTTTTGGATTATTTCTCTTACTTGAGCAGTAAGACCGGCTTGACTCTTTTCAGCAAGTTTTGCTCTGACTTCCTCCAGAGTGATTTCCTTTTTATTTGGTTCAGGCTCTTTTACAGTTGTAGTCGGTTCTTTTGTTTCGACAGGTTCATTGCCCACCATTACATCAGCAACCGCTTGTATGCTGTCTGCCAAAGAGCGCATATCGGAAACCACATCAAGGAGTAGCTTGATCTTGCTCATGGCTTATTCCTCCTTCCTTAATCTCACTGATGGCGAGTTCCTGTACGGTGTCACCCGGAACAAGGATGATCAGTTTCTGCTTATCACCAAGTAAGAAACGAAGGAAACGCTCCCTAATGGTGACGTTTCGACAGGAAACAATCCCGCCAGACTGTGGTTTTTTTGAAACACTGATTTTCAAGTTGTGCTTCATGTATTCACCTCTTTCCGAGAGCGTCTATGTGCTGCCCTCTAACTATTAGCCATGGCAAGAGGGGAAAGTTGAGGATTTGGGATATATTTTTTTGAAATTCTTTTTAGCTGTATCTAAACGGTGGGAAATGGCACTTACACTTACCCCCTCACGTTCTGCATACTCTGTTACCGAAACACCATCCAAGACTATAGCAATCAGTAGCTCCGCTTGTTTTTCCTTGAGAGCCTTGCGAATAATTTCACAGATATGCTCATACTCTTCTTTTTTCTCTCTAGTCATTTCAACTGAGTAGTCAGGGAAGTAGTCCATATGGTCGGTTTCATCAACCTCTTGGTCATCCTTGCGGAATGGTTTCTTTGGCATACCTCTGTGTCTGTCAAATTTGTGCCAGTTATTGTATTCCGGCTTGTTGAAACGTTCGTCCATTATCTCCTGTGGAGAGCGCCGGGTCACGGTTTCTTTGTCCTCTGCAGAAGATAGCCTGTCCTCATAATCCGCCTCAATCATTAAGGTGAAGTCCTCGTCTGGTACCTCCAGATAGATAGATTTGTTTTCGTGCTGAATTCTAATTTTCATTTTGCATCCTTTCCGCCGGATTGCATTGGCGGCAAAGGATACAAAAATAGGCCTGTACCAGAAGTACACAGACCTTTTTATCCTGAAAATGAGCGCAATAAGGTAAGGTACTTCTATTGCACCGCAACAATCCTTACGGATTGGAGCGAAACAATATGTATCCTCTGCCCTTATTGCAAATCAGGCATTCGATATTTTTTTGTAGACGGGAAGCAATCGAATTTTGCTACTTACGAAGAACTTGTCCGCCGTCTGTAATTATTGTATTGCCCTTTAAATAGTAAGTAAATTTGATAAAATTCGTATTACTTTACCAAAAATTTCAGCTTGACATTATTGTTAAAGTTACTTTTTAATGATATAATTTTTTTATATTATATTTTTAGTTATTACTTCTGGATAATTTTACTAAATATTATTTTTATAATTACATTTCATATAAATGAGGTTTAAGTTATGGAGACAAATAGGGAAGATTTTTTTGAAAATAATTTATTTAGATATGAAAGCTATTCTTGTGACTGTGTAAAAGATATAGAACATATTGCTCCTGGAGTCGAACCGATAACGACGCTTAAATTACAAAGCCTGCCAACAAAAAGGATTCGCTTTGCTTTCGCTGCAAAGGAAGGTCTCTTAAGATTGGCAAGCACAGGATCTATAGAAGAGAAAAATATTCTATCGTCATTGATTTCTTTACCAAATGGGAATATTGATGTGCTTTTTGACTTTTTCAAAAAGAATGGCTTTTTATTTCCCATCAGTGATTGTGAATATGAATCTGTAGATGCTCATACAATGTTAGAATTAGTCTATCGAATTAAAGCAACAGTTAGATTAATGAGCGCAATTGAAGAACCTAGAAAAAACTATCAAGATATATTGCATTTAACTTTATATCTACTACTTTCAGATCCTGTTTCAATTAATGTGATGAGTCTGAGAGAACCTTACACTACTTGCAGACATCCATTTTATGATGAAATAGAAAATGCCCCCTATCTACAAATAGTAGACAGAGGGCAGGAGGCTTTTGATAAGGATACATATACAATCACAGACACCATTTATCAACCGACATATGAACTGGACATAAATGACTATAATGATATCATGGGTGGCTATATGACATCTAAACCTGGTTCTGATAGCAAACGATTTAAGGCAGTGGTTAATCTCTACTGTAATAAGCCAAATGCTGACCATTCTATTCGACTAATTACAGATTTTTTATTTCATTATCAATATGAGGTAGGGATTATTAAATCCTTTGATTATGAAAACGGTATTCAATATTACTCGCAACCAGACAAGACAAAGTTCAATGACCACATGAAAAATGCTCTTATTGATATTGCTCGATTAATTATTGGTGAAGAAATCAATGAAAACTTAAATGGTATTCATCCACAGTACAATGTCGCAACTATGTCACCATCATGGCGTGTAGATTCGCTTATGGGAGCAATCTACTTTTCAATTTTTTATATGAAACCCGGATTAGAATTATATAGACTATGTGCAAACCCAAACTGCAATCAATATTTCTTAGTAAAGACGACATCCACAAGGAATAAATATTGTTGCCCGGAATGTGGAAACGCCACTGCTCAAAGAAATTACCGAAAACGTAAAAAGGAAAGCCAACAATAGAAAATACCTCTGTTCATAGATATGATGCTATGACAGAGGTATTACAATTTATTCTGAACTTGGCTGAGGAAGAAAACCATTATTCTCAACTAAAGCTTTTTCTATAGATTCTGCTAATGCTATTATGCTTTTTTTTGAATTTCCCGTGTAATGATACATTAGATACCGAGTATCTACAACAATTCCTTGAATTCTTTCGTAATAATAGGTATCTCCCTTCCAATCACCAACCGCCTCACCAATATTACCAAATGGAGTAGTAAAACCGAAGTAATTTTTCGCAGCATTATATGGCATAATAAAAGCATTATATAAAGACTCATTCGGTAAGTTTAACTGTCTTTGTATATACTCGCCGTATGTTATCTGCTTGTTAATCGATGATGAATCCGGTAAATGATCTGGATTGCCTGAAACGCCGTATCTATAGTACTTTGCATCTAACACATATATCTTATCGTTATGTAGCATTATACTATCCGGTTCTAGAGGGTATTTTTCTTTGTGTTTACCTTTTCGCAAACGCCATCTTGTTCTAGGAAAATAATCCTTCTTGTTTTTGATTCCAAACACACGATCTATCAGCTTTTCCCAAACATTCTCAAAATAATCAGTTCCAAAATAGAACTGTTTTACTGATGGTTTTTCATCCATATATTCTAGCATTGCCTTCATAGATCTAAATAATTTTTTATCCTTATCGTTATATGTAGTTGCCAACTTGTCATTTAATGCAATTATAAAGCGCTTAATGTCAAGGGGTATTTGTGGTGGTTCAGGCATATATGGAGTAAATAGCCATCCTAGTTTTGAAAAACTTTCATATACACAATGTCTGTGTATATGGGTTATTAACTTATTCTCATTCGGAGTTGATTCTCGAACAGTATATTGTGTATACACTGGTGAAAAGTTAGACTGTATCAATGCCTTTTGCCTTTGTATAGTTTTTGCCCAGTCAATATTTCCACGGTCTCTTGTTTTATATACAGGTTCAGTTTCCATATAGTAACCGTTCTTCTCCATAAAATAATATATAACCTCTAGATAAGCATTAATAGGAAAGTCGACTGATTGTGGGGCCTCAAACTTATTCATAGCAAGCACTCGGTCAGAGCTATCAGTAAACTCAGCCAACACTTGAAACAAATGAAGTATATCACGTTTAACATCTATTTCATTCTCTGGAAGATGATAACCAACAGGGAAATAGACTACTACATCATCAGAATCAGCCTTAATACCGACAAAGCGATCTCCCTCTTCATTTGTATTTACACGGCAGCGTTTACGTATTTCAGAGTCTATTACCATGTTGAGTCACCACCTTTAATCATTTTGTCCATCAGCATTAGGAGAAACAAATGCATCATATACATTTTCTTTAAAAACTTTAAATCGGTCATTTTTTTTCTCGCTTGAAAATTTTGCGACTACAGCTTCTAAACTGTTATACTGGCTCACCTCAAAAATATCTTCACGGGAAAATTTAAAAGCATCGTCCCAAAGATATTTTAATACTTTTTCTGGGAAACGACTGTTGTTTTGTTTAGCTTTAATACGCTCTTTTTCACTAAGATTAGGGTTATCAGCATTTTCATCATAAATCAGATCACTCAAATGGACAAAGTATACCCCTAATCGTTTATCCTCAGATGATGTCATTCTTACATTTTTATCAAGTATTATTTTGTTAATTTCTGTGCAAAAAGTTTTCCATGTTACAGTTGTGTCCAAAATTGGATGATTTGCAAATTCCGCATCCGCTTTATCAAAATTATTCTCTATCATACGCATTTCCCATCTACGTTGAAACGCGGTATCTAGCGTGAAAACATTTTGATCAGAAGTATTCATAGTACCTATTATGTTTAGATTTGATGGGATACGCACTTTTCGCGTCTCATCACCATATACAACTTTAGCTATATCAGTATTTGAAATACCATATTCACTTGCACCTGTTTCATCCCTGTCAAGTAATTGAAAGATTTCTCCGAATATAGCAGGTGCATTACCCCTATTAATTTCTTCAATTATAAGAAAAAATTCAGTAGTAGGGTTTTCGTATGCTCTTTTTAGCAGTCTTGTAAAAGGACCTGGTTTAAATTTATAGTTTACGATTCCATCTGAAACATCAGGTAGTATTTGTCCTACAAAATCTGAGTATGTATAATCAGGATGAAAAACTAAACGTTCTAGTCTATTCTCATCATCACAATACTCTTTTTTTATTGTAAAACTTTTTCCACTACCAGGAACGCCGTAAAGTAATATATTTCTCCCGTGAAAGTCGGTATTTCCTGGCGGCTCGTTATCTGAAGATTTAATATTACGTTTTTCCATAATAGCCTTAATATTTTCGTCAATCTTACTATCAATTGATTCATCAAAATTATTACTCATCATCTGACCCCCATTCTCTTAGAATCTCATCAATTATATGTTTGTTTTTTTCGTTAATTGTGATCTTCATATTTTCTTTTTTACCTTCAACTTTGATTAATCCCACATATGCGAAGTTTCCCAAAATATAAGAATGTGATAATACATTTTCCGTAATCTTTAAGTCAGAAGCTTTTAATGCCCCATTCCTAATGTCGGTAATATATTTATCAAACTCCTGTTCTTCCTCAGGATTGTTATCTGAAGTAATTATTGTATTAAGTAGATACCACTCCCAGTAAGTTAAATATTCATACTTTTTCAAAGCTTTTAATAGAATAACTGCAGGATGAAACTCATTACCATCCTTATCTCTTATAGTGTATTTTACTAAAATTTTCAAATAGAATAATTTATATATTTCTTTAATTCTCTCTATCTGTTCATAAGAATCCTTGGAAGGCTTTTGTTTCAAAAGTTCTTCGCTTTCAAATAACCTTATAAGAACCTCCCCATTTTCAGAATAAATATTTGATTTATCTGGTACTGTCCGTCGATTTAATGCACCAGGTTTTAATATATCAAACTCTTCCATCATTCTTTTTATGGTCCGAACTTGTCCATCAGAGATTCCTATTTGGTTACCAATAAATTTCTGTAAACTCCCACCCCATGTTCTATTCTGAACCTTCTCAGGGTCATTCAATATTTTGATTATTTCCATAATCTGATGTTGTAAATTATCACTGATAATTCTGCCTTCATATTTCCATCCAGATAGGTTCAA